GATGACAGACGTCGACGCCGTCGAAATGGGGCGACTTCCATCATCAATCGTGACCACCTCGGGTCCGTGCAAAAAGTCAGTCATGACTTATTACCTCCAGATTTTTTAGCGGCCGACTTTGCGGGTGCAGCCTTCGGTTTTGGCTCCTCCAGGTGAGTGCCGAGCAAATGCACAGCTTGACGCGGGTGCATGCTGACCGGACTATCTGGAGTTCGAATTTTCCCTTCAAATGGAAAGGCACGTTTTACCGTGTACAGCTGGCGAGTGGTTGCCATAAGACCTCCGTTAATTAACCTTGTATGTGCCTGCGCTGGAGCCACCAGTTACCTGCACTTCTGCGTTCGATGTGATTTCATCAATCACGGCCGACGCAATCGCATCAGCCATCTTTTCAACCCACGAGTGCTCGCCTGAAGCCTTTGCTCCCTGGGATTCCATGGCCGATACAATGCGGCCTTTTAAGCCTGATTGACTGAGCGCCATTATTTACCTGCCTTAACAGTGCTGGAGCCGTCACCATGCGGGGTGCCGGTAAAGTGGCAAATGTGCGCAGTGGTCACGCATGGGCTACCGCCGTTCATGGCGATGCTTTTCCCGTTCACTATCACATCACCCTCAGCATCCACATTGGCATTGCCTTTCACCGTCGCGGACAAGTTTCCGTCGACAGCGATATCCACATCACCTACAACCTCCATCTTGGCGCTACCAGGTAGCTTAATCGTGAGCAGGCTTTCGTCGCGGTCGTAGGTGAACTCAGCGCCATCGCTCAGTACGGTTTGAATCAGCTTTTCTTTGGTCGTTGGTGCATCAAAGGCTTCCTGGTAAATGCTCTGGCCGATAACGGCCGCCACGAACTCACCGTTCGGGGCGAACACCATCACCTGCTCGCCAACACTTGGCGGGTTCCAGGTCCGGTCGATACCAGCACGCGCAGCGGATAAGCGGAACCAGGTTAGCTCGCGGGTGCCGACCTCAACCAGGGCGCGCTTGTTTTCATGATCAACCTCTTCAACGCGGCCAACCGTGATCAAGCGGGAAACCTTGCGCTCAAGCTCTCGCAACCGAAATTCGCTACTCTGCATCAGGTGCCTCGCTTACTTGCTCATAGTCATCCGGGAACTGCTCAGGGAAGATGCCGACCCATACCTCAGCAGGCGTTTCACCACCTTGCCAAATGCCTTCGCCGATCATCACAACCTGATTCCAAACCACCGAGTACAAACCCAGCCCTTTATTGTCGAGCGCAGCGGTGTATAGGTTCTGCACACCCTCCAGGCGCGATTGCTGCACTTCCACGCCAAGCCCCCAGTTGACCATCTGCGACAATTCATAAGCGAACGTCGTGGCCATACTTAAAGCGTCAGCACTTCGTGACGCTGCACCTTGTGCATTTTGAGCAAGACAGTAGGCCGCAAAGCGCACATCCAATGCCATACGCCCATCCATAGGCTGCTCATCAGCGAGCGGCGCATCGAGCACGGCCACAAAGAACGACGGCGCAAAGACGCGGCCCCGGTTCGGGCCGTCTGCACTGAACTGGCCTGCGTAAGGTTCCGCCTGGCGCAAGCCCGGCAGTAGCTCTTTGGCTCGCTCAATCACCTTGTCCTGCACCTGCAAAATCATTAAATAAACCCTTTTGAATCGCTTCGGCCCCATACGCGGCCGCCAGATTCCATCTCAGCACCATCACTTGCCTCAGGGCTTTCGCCTTCGCTACTAAGGCCTAGGGCAACCTGACCGGTACTGATGCGCTGCAGCAACTTCACGGAGTCATCGTGGCGCTTGCTTACCTGGTCGGGCGCACGGTCGTCATAGAGCTGGTAGCGCGCCAAATCCGCACAGACCCGCACTAACACCAAGGGCACATGCGTCAGTGGCAGCTTGTAGCGAGCACTCAGGTAGCCATCAATTTCAGCAGAGGCATCACGCAGCGCCTGCTCAACAACCGCTTCATCAATGCCATCAGACGGCATATCTCGGTTACTGGCCTGCGCTATTTCGGTCTCGCCAAAGCGGTCAATCAGATCCTGAGTGCTCGCGTACATTACTTAGCTTCCTTAACCCGAATGTACGGGTCTGCCTTAATGGCTTTTAGCTGCGCCTGGGTGACGTTCACCTGCGTTTCGGCCTGAGTGGCCGTGACGCCGGACCGGATGCGACGACCGAGGCGAGTGCTCACCGTAACCTGCACGGTATCCTCATCCTTTGACGTGTCGCCCTTCGTATCCTTTGCGGTATCACCCTCATCCTTGGGGGCCGCTTGCTTGGCCGTCTCACTTTCGGGCGCTTGCTCCGTGGTGGACGCCTGAGCGTTTTCCTTCGTCTCAGCGCCTGCTACTGCAGCATCGTCCTTGGTGCCACCATTTGCCTGCTCATCCTTTGTTGGCTGGTTCTTAGGAGCGGCCGCTTTAGCCGCTCCTGTGCTTTTTGCTTTAGTCATAGCCCGCTATCTCACACAGTTAAGTAAGGTGAGACCAGAAGCTCAGCAGAGTTCTGATACACGTTGGTTGCACCGCTGGCGTCACGCTCAGCCTTCAGCACTTCCAAGCCCTTACTTTCAAGTGTGGTAGGCACCACCAGCAAGGTTGGGCGCAGCGCTAACGGACGGCCGCCATCTGCTTTCAGGCCCATCATGGCTGCACGTGCTGCCGCATAGCTTTCTTTGGTGAGCGGCTGCTGTGACTTGTACGCCATCTGCCAGAAGCCGAAGCCCACGTTTGAACGCGCACGAACGCCGTAGCGGTACTCATCTTTCATGAACACAGCTTCGTCATCGGTGTCCGTCATCGCTTGCAGCTCAGGGGTAACGCGCTCTTGATAGATGATGGGCTTAATAGCACGCGACACATCCAGCAGGTACCAGGCAGGGCCTGCGCCTGTTTCAGGAATATCCTGGTTACTGACCAGTGTCGGATCACCAGTACCATCAACATTTGCAAACACTGGGTGCTCGGCATCAAAGAAGTTTTGGCCGTCGTAGCAAGGCTGGTTATGCGCATCGTTCAACAGTGCAAACACCAACTCGTCCGGGTGGATGTTCGCAGCACGACCCATCTCCTGAAACAGTGGTGAATAAATCCCCAGGTTGTCATCTTCGATATCAACCCGAGCCACACCGACGGTGCTCTCAAACAGCTTGTTGCTGATCTGATAGCCATGTGCGGCCATGTCTTTAATTTGACGCTCGCCAACCCACTCCCGAAACTGCGGGAACTGACCTAACCAGCCGTATGTGTTCGACTTGGAGCTGCTACCCACGCGGGTGGCAATTTGGCTCCATGATGGCTTGACCATCTCAAGGCCTTTTTGATAATCACGGCGAAAGCCGGTCATCAATGCCTTTAGCGTTGCAGGGGTAACAATCATTTTTCAGACTCCTTCGATTCGATGTACTCTTTCTCGGTGATACCCAGCTGGCGACAGACCGCCATTTCGATATCAGATAGCTTGCTATCTCCCTCACCAGGCGAACGACCACCGCTTTGCTGGCTAGTCAGCGCTGCAACCGGCTGCGCCTTAGCCAGAAAAGTTCGTAATGCAGCCACGTCCTTCTGACCAAGCTCACGCGCCCAGTCCTCCATATCCTTAAGCAAGCGGCCATCCTCAAGACCTGCCGTGATAAGCGCATCCACTTCCTTGCCTTGCACGTCAGAGCGCAGCGCCGCCAACTCTTGAGTAAGCTGGTTAACTGCGCTGACCGGCACATACTTGGCTGGATCAGGCTTTTCGGTGGTTGCCGTGCGCGCCGCGGCCAAGTCCGACTCAAGGGATTCCACCTTGTCCGCACTGGTTCGTAGCGCCGCAATGGCGGTGTGAATATCTTCGTCACTGGCGTCTTTAGTCAGCCCCAGTAACTCAAGCGTTTTTTCGTCCACAGCAGATTCCTCCTCGGTTGTGGCAAGGTAGCGGGCAGCCGCCAAATCAGCGATGCCGTCTATGGCCGGGTTGTTGGTTACTGCAGCCATCAGCAGCTCCCGAACAGCGCCGGTGGTTGGGTCAAAATGAAAAACAGGGGATAGGTAGCGGTATTCATCCGCCTCAATCAGCGCACGCGCACGGTCAGTCCACTCCACGTCGACCGCATAAAGACCGTCGTTCTCTCGCCACTCCAACTGGGTAAACCAAGCGGCTGCTGGAGCAGGCTGGCCAGTTTCGGGGGCGTGGAGGGTCTGGTGTTCGTAATCAATCACGAAAGGAGTTTGCCGGGTGGCCGCCAAGGCGATGACGCGCTCAGCAGCTGCAGCATCAAGCACCCAGTGGCCAGCCTTGAATGGGCGGCCATCACGGGCACGAAAGCGACCCGCTGGCATCAGTTGAACTTCTGAACCAGCGTTTCTTAAGCGAGCCGCGCAAGCGGCAATGTGGGGTGCGTTTTTTGTTTTCATGCGGCCAGTGTTATCGCTTTGGCCGCGCAGGATAAGACGAAGGGGTTCGTCGAATTTCGAGGGGATTTAAATGGTGTTTGAAAATTGCTCAGTCAGGTTATACGCAGACCTGTCGAATGGCAACCAAAACTAACTTTTCATGACCGCATGCAATCTTGCGCGCGAAACTATGGCTTAGACGCTGTTTAAAACCTGTTTAAAAACGCTCAGGCTTGTTTAACTATTTTTACTCACACATTCACGCGCAAATTTAATTTAAAGGCCGTAGAGAGCGTTTACGGCGCTCAGCCCCGTATGTGTGATTCAAAGATGCGCATCACTTCTTTGCGGTCATCATCACTCAAGCCTAAAAAAGGTCGGGCGGGTAAATTTATTTCTTTACGGCCAAAGTGCTGCGCGGCCGCCTGCACGCGATTGGTACCGAACTTCAAGTCACTGCCTTCTCGCTTGTAACTAAACTGCGTACCCATGTGGCCATCGAGCACCAGTATTTTGTTTTTGTTGCGTCGCTTACGTGCCTGATACTTCTTAGATAGAGGCTCCCAGGGCGAACCATCCGGGGCTTGCTGACTGCGAAAGCGCTCACGGTGCGAGTTAATTAATGCCTCGCCAGCGTCCTTTAATGCGTCATCGGGTTTTGCCCAGCGATTCATTAAGCGCTCTAAAGCCTGACGCACCGCTGCATCATCGACCGTGACATGTAAGTGCGTACCCGCCATATTGCGCTCCTATACTGTGTTTGCTATTCTTGAGTAGCCCATTACCGAAAGGTATTGAGGAGTCCAAGGCAAGCGCCCGGTTAACTCACGTTACCGGGCGTTTGTCTGTCTAATCGTCTCGACCATACAAGAGCATGCCTCGGCGCTGCCGCTCTAGGTAGCGCTGACCATTAGTTACCGGTATCAACGTATAAGCCTCTAGCTTGCCACCAGTCGCATTGGCCACCAGCAGCATACCTTTCTCGCTACCATCATCAATCACGCTAATCAAACGACTACGCATCACTACCTTGCCAGTGCCTTTGTGCTGCTCGAACGCCACCCACTGCTCATACGGGTTTTCAATCGCCTGCTTGATGTGGGGTATAAATGGCGTGCGCGACTCATCCATGTGGCGGGCCAGTACGTGCGCATTCACCAGCACCGGCGTTCCTGCTGGAGTGCTCAACACCACCTCATCACCACCCAGGCTTTCCTTGATGGCGCTTTCAATTTGCGCCCGATCATCAATTTTACGCCCACGCTCAGCGCTGGCCTTGTCCACCGGCAGGCGTGACGGCCGGTTGTATGTGGCGGCTGTATTGGCCCCCAGCATTGCCCAGGCATTCGCACCTTCGCTTTGCCACTGGCTCATAGCTTTTTCGCTCAAGCCTTGCCCCCAGGCTGTCTGTCCTGGGTTGTAATCCCAACCTTCGCCAACGCCTGTGGTGTCGTCCACCTCTGTCGGGCGCTTGTCTGGACCCTGCTTACCCAGGCGCTCCATATCCGCTTCGCTTAAGGTCTCGACGTAGCACTTGCAGCCCCAGTCATTTGGCGGGTAATGCTTGTTCCACCACGGGTCATCCGCAGGCAGTATCAAGCCATCCCAGGCCATGTGCTCTTCGCGTGGGTCTTCACTGGCAAAGCTATGGCGGTAGCGCCAATAGGGGCGCGTCTTTTTCGCCTCCTGCATTTGCTGCCAGCGCCCGGCCGCATAGCTGGTTCGTAAGTTGGTCTCATAAATGACACGGGTACGCCAGGCATTACCCGCGCGGCTGCCTTCTCCCGTCCAGCCGGTCCAGCCCCGGCGCTTCACAATATCCTTAAAGTCGCGGCGAAACTCCTGCAAGCTGGTACCAGACTCAATCGCCTTGCCAACGGCCGCCCGAAAGTCGGCCAACAGCTCTTCGCGCATGGCACCGGCCACCACGAACGCACGACTGTGCGCCCCGCGCTCAATGTCTCGCCACGTGCGCGTGGGCACATTCACCTTGTCGCGAAAGTATTTTATCTGCTCATCAAAAGGCAGGCTGCCATACCTAGCCATTCGCCGCTCCTGGTAAATCGTCACGGCCTGCTAAATCGGCCGCCGCCATCGCATCCGCCATAATGTCGGCCAGCTGCTGCTGATCCATATCCGGGAATAGCAACATCACCTTATCGGCAAACTCCTCTAGGCTATCCACTTCATTAAGCAGTGTTTCAACCCGGTTTAACCACTCGTTAACCACGGGCTCAGCGTCCGCCCCAAGGCGCTCCGCCTGCTCTTCCCACGTCTGCTTTGCTGGTTTTTGAGTGCGGGCGGCCGCGCGCTTTACCTGCGCACGCAAGTCAGCACGCGCGAACGCAGGGGCAGGCGCTTGCGGCATCTGCAGTACCAACTCATCACCATCTGGTTTAGGGATGCGTAACTTCTCATGCACCCAGCTGGCCGGTATCTGCATACCTGACTCCACAAGCTTCGGCAGCGCCTCGCTAAACAGCTTTAAGTCCTCAGGCTGCTCAGTATCAAACACCCATTTAGGCATCCGCTCCATGCGGCTGTTTAGACGTACCAGCGGCATCACCAGCTGCTGCGTTAATGTGCGTGCAATCTGTTTGGCGTCACTGATTAAAATGTCGTGGCGCACTTCGTTATGCACCTGACCAAGCGCGTATGCACCGCCGCCGGAATCTGAGGTTTGCGAAGTCAGCGTGCCGCCCAGTATGGCCTTAGACATGCTGCTTTCAGCCCAGCTCATCATCGCCATAAATGGATCGGACGCACCCTTGGCCGCTTCCTGGAACTCAATGTCCATCCCGTGCGGAATGATACCGGCGGCCGCGTGGCCAATGTTGACCACCGCCCGCATCAAGGTCGCCTTTTCATCCTCACTGACACCCGCCGGGTATTTGCCTAGGCGCATCGGTAGGCCGTAAATCTCCAGAAACTCGGCCAAGTCACGTGCCGAATAGTTACGAAACAAGTATGGCCACGCCAATATGCGCGCCAAACCCGAACGCACTAGGTAACCTGATTTCGCCTGGTGGCGATGCACAATCCATCCCCATGGGCGCAGCGGCTCACCAAGACCGTCGGTTGTGCGCAGCAGTAATGTGTCTCTGTCCTCCGGCTGACACATAAACCAATCGGCCGGGCGGTAGTCAATGGACTGTGGTTGCCACTGGCCATCATGGCGTGCCCAGTTAAATTCAAGACAGGCGTAGCCGTATAAGATGGCGGCAGCGGAATCGTAGATCAGCGTTTCAAAGTCAAGTTCGCGGATCATCTCCTCAATGCGCGCGGTCTCATCCTTTTCAAATTGAGAGGCATCTTTAGGTGGCTGCAAATCCCAATCCAAACCCAGCAGCGCCCGACGTCGCTTACTTAACTCAGCGAACAGGTGCGCATCCTTTTCTTCCATGTCCTCAGCAAGGCGCGCTTGCGCGACCAAGTCACCTCGCTCGGCCTCCTCTAAAATACGAGAGAGCTTCGAAGGGGTTAAACCACGACTGGGGTGATCGCTGAACTCGCGGTGCAGGTGCGCAGTTTTCGCCGTTTGCGGCTCACCCTTTAACTCAGCGCGCTTAATGGGTTGGCCGTTTGCATCCAGTAATTGCACGTTATCTACCATGCTCCTTTCTCCACTGCCGGCATATCGGCATCTATATCTGATTCAGTCGGGTCCCAGCGGCTTTGCTTGGCTGGGGCAGCAGCGTATTCAATCGAAACAGCGTCCTGCTTGCTGGCGTACCAGGCAAGCGCCAAAGCTATCGCAGCATCGCCGTGGCGGTCTTTTTGCCCGGTATTGGCAGGCACTCGGGCCACGCCATTCATGAGCACCACCGAGCGCAGGTCATCGAGTATATGGCTGTCTTTGGGGATCACGATTTCGCCATCTTCAAATGCCGCCTTCAGGGGTGGCATGTTGTCGCGGTACCAACCTTCCGACAGCTTTATTTCCTCGATGCGATGGCCACCAAATGCCTGAGCTGTTACTTCAGCCAAATAGGCTCCGTTACCCGTAGCATCCAAAGCACCACCCTGAAGGCGCGTTACCCGGCTGAGTACGTAATGCACAATCTGGCGCTGTTGCTCAAAGGGCACGTTGGCCATCTCCAGCACGAACGGCGCACGACGCACTAAGTCCTGACCGGTCACCAGCGGAATGAATACCGACATGTCCGTGGTGCGCCCAAAGTCTTGCCCGAATGATACCCATAAGGTTTCCGGCAGGGTGATCAGGTGCTCCAGTAAATGCGTCTGGCACCAGTCATTCATCTCCGCTTCGCGGGTGGCCTTTGGCCAGTGCTTAAATTCGTTTTGAAGGCGCAGGCGAATGACTGGAATATCTGCGCTCATGCGCGCCTCAATCAGCGCCCGTGACAACCAGGCACCTGAGCCCTGCGACGGTATAACGTCCAACTCCTCTTTGGCGGCCTCGCCATAGAAGTCGTACACGCCTTTTACCCAGTCATCTTCTTCCTGAGCGGTCCAGTCCTTACCTAAGCGCAAACACACGCGCTGATAGAGCCCCTGGGCAACCGCTTCTTTAAACTCAATGCGGTTCACACTGCCTTTACGGCGACCTGCGCGAATATCGTTTATAAGCTGGTTAAACGGGTTTTGCTCGCCATTGTGTGTACTAATGACACGTACTTTACCACCCCAAATCAGTAGTGCCAGGGCGGCTTTCAGTAGCTCATCCAGCTTGTCGTGGAACGCTGCCTCATCTATCACGACCACGCCTTGCTTGCCCCGTAGGTTGGCAGGGCGGGAGCTGAGCGCAACAATACGATGACCGGATTCAGGAAAGCGAACCGTGTAGGTCTTTATGTGCTTATCGTCCTGATCATCTTCCCACAGGCCTTCTTCAATACTTCCCGCCGCATGATTGAACACCCGCGCCCACATGGCGCAAGCCTCTATGTACTCAATGGCCATGTCCTGGTTGTAGCCAATGTAATACACATTCATACCACCGGCGGCCTTGGCCGATGCCGCTATCAGCGCATCGTCTGCAGCTTCCGCCCAGGTCAAGCCGGTACGGCGGCTTTTCTCGCTGACCTTGAGCTGCGAATCATCCTCAACCCATTCCTTTTGGTACGGTAGCAACACAGGCGGTGGTCCGCCTGCGTCATGGGTTGCTGGTAGCTTTAACGGCACATCACTCATCAGGCAATCCCCAGTAACTCGCGGCGCAGTTCATCCACCACATCCTTGGATAGTCCGCCACGCTTAGCCACCTCAGCGGCTTTGTCTGCAGCCTGCTTGGCGACCTCCTGGCGTATTTTCAATTCACGCTCCATGGCCACCTTATCAGCGGTATTGAGGTCGCGCAGCGCAGCGGCCAGCATGCGCACCTCTTTGGTGCTTACCTCCGCACCCTCATCACCGGCACTGGCCAACTGGTGGAAAGCCACCGTTCGCAGCATCTCCGAAAGCAGGCGGCCGACGTCTGAGCTTTGATCTTCCTCCAGGCGACCAACCCACACCTTGGCCAGCTCCTGCGCCTCGCGGTAGCGCTGCATCTGCAGGCGGGTATTTTTCACGTACACACCCACGGCCGAGCGCGACGGTGCATCTTCACCCACCATGCTCTGCAGCTTTTCAACTATCTCATCTATGGTGGCGTGGTCTTCACGTATCAGGCGGTCAACCGCCTCACGAACCCGCTTATCCATCCGCTTAATTCTGCTACGGCCAGCCATATCAATACCCCGCCGTAGGGCGCTTTACGCCCACGCACGTCGCCTTGCCTTCCGCCACATCCTGCCCGCGCGCCTTAAGCGTGCTGATATACACATCGCCAATCACCTTAAGCTCAATCAGCTCTTGCTCTTCAAGCCAACTCAAATCGTTGCGCAGCCGATCACGCCCAACCTGGTGGCCGAAGTTGGCCAGCATGGTATTGACCAGGTATTCGTTCGCACTGTATCCGCCTGATTCGCTTAACACCCGCAGGATAACTAAACGACGGTCCTCTGTGACCAGGTGGCTAAAACTGTTTCCAGGCATTAATCTTTCCCCTTGTTGATCAAGTGCTCGTTCATCAATCGCACGCTATGGCCAAGCGCATTCAGCGAGCCCTTAATTTCCCGTAAATCGCCATGCAGCATCGTCATTCGGTTTCCAAGCCTGTTCACATCATCATTGGTTGGCTGGTGATCGAGGTCTTTTTCGATTGAGCTGACGCGCGTCTCAACCCGTGCGACACGGTGATCAACCTCCTCAATGGCTGACTTGGTAGCCTGCGAGCGTGACACCCACCAGGTATAGAGCGCAGCAAATCCTGCACATAACATAGTCACCAGCTGCAGCAACACCTTGATCCATTCAGCCTCAAACATTTAGCGCACCCCTCGCTTATCCTTCAGTGTCTGACAGTCAATGCACAATCGCGCATTCACCGCTTTTTGGCGGGCCAGCGGTATCGGATCGCCACATTCCTCACAGTGGCTTAACGCCTTGCGGCTTGCCTGTGCATTGCGGGTTCTTGCTATGCCTGCGTCTATTTCGCGCTGGCTTAGCTGTTGCGCCCGCTCATAGTCTTGCTCGTTGAACACAATCTTCACTCCATTCATAAATCGCTTGCAGGCGCTGATTTGCGGCATCACCCCATTGGTGAAGCCGGATCACATACAGCGCCACATCGCGCTGGCTATACTCACCGCGCGGGGCGGCAGGTGCTGAATCGGCCTGCGCCATACCTTCCGGCAATTCGCACAGCACAATCACCGGCAAAGGCTCCGGCTGTGGGTGCACTTCTGGGGCGCTACTGCAGGCACCAAGCAAAAGCAGCAAGGCGGCTATAAACAACAACTTCATTGTAAGCCCTCCAGTGCCTGGCGAAGCACGGGCGCAACCTCACCATCATCCTCGGGTGGCGATTGCTCAACGACTTCAAGCACCGGCACATAACGCGCCTCTCGCGCACGCAAGGCCTCGTTCAGCTCACGCACTGCTAACCGGCTGGCTTCGTATTCAATGCGCAATGATTCGTGCTGCTGCTGCCACTGCTGGGCGCTTTGCTGCCAGCGATTGCGGTTGTGCTCCAGACGCTCATAGCGCTGCTCGAACGTAGCCAGCTCGCGCTCTAATCGTTTGGTCTGGTATTCGTGGTACGCCCAGCCACCGGCCAATGCCAGCAATGCCACCAAGGTGCCGCCGCCCAACCACTTCGCAATCGCACCTGCCGCTAAGCGCACCGGCATACCGCCTCCGCTTCTTGCTCCAGGGCGACCCCTTTGGTAGGTTCGAAGCGCGACCAATCAAACCAACACCAAAGGAGATCACCATGGACGCAACCATAAAAATCGAATTGCTGAAGCTCGCGGCCGCTCAGGCCATGAAGGTCATAGAGAGTGGAAAAATAACATTTGCACCCTTTGATAACGAAAAGCTCTCCAAAGACATTCATGGAGTGGATAAGCTGACCGAGCATTTTTACAATCAATATCTGCAGCATCTTCATAATCACGATGAAAACCCAACACCCAAGTAATGCTGCGGATCACGGGAGTCAAGCAACGCCCCACGACACAGGTTAAGGGCGTCGGCTAATTCGAACTGATTAAGGCCGAGCGCTGCTTCTTGGTCTTTTATAAAGCCCAGCACCTCATTAGCTAACTGCAGTTTTTTTTCAGCGGACTCTATGCGCTCATCACTCATCATGCACCTCACACGTCGGCTGGCCACGCCATCCACCACGCAGGTAAAGCGGCTCCAGCTCGAATAAAATTTTACGGGGGTAGTTGCGGTTCTCGCGCTCAGCCCAATCGGCTCGCGCGGTAGTTAGTTCGGTGTGCTGCCACCATCGGTCGGGGCTTAAATCAGCGGCCGCAGCCAGTGCGCGGTCCCGTGCCAGCCAACCTTGCCCACCATTGTAAGCAGCAAGCATCATGGCGAACCGGTCGCATTGCGGGATATCATCTGCCTGCAGCGGCCGAATGCCGTCATACAAACGCCGGTTGTAGCGGGTCATAGCTGCAAGCGCCCAGCGAGGAGAGTAAGGTGCAGCGGCACCCAGCTCCGGGTGAAGCTCAGCCACCCATTGCGAGGTGCCTGGCATAAACTGCGCCAGACCTTGCGCACCCATCGGGCTGTCCACATCTGCGCGCCACGTACTTTCGGCATGTATCTGCGCGGCATGCAGCGCCGTTGGGCCACCCAAGCCCCATACCATCTGCACTTGGCGGGTCAGCTCACGCTGGTATTGCTTTGCACCGGATGGGATAGGCTCAGCTGATGCCGGGGTCACACCCACCAACAGCAAAACGATGATGACCGGACACCAAAAATAAAGCATTACACACCCAGCCCTAAGGCAACGATAGTGGCGGCCATGATGATGGCCCTGCGTATCGAGGCGGTATTGCGATGCTCACCCGTAAGGTGTCCCGGTCTTGCGTAATAAAAAATGGTGCGGTCTATCCAATATCCCAGATAGGCACCTGCAGTCAGCTTTAACAGCGACCACACAAGCACACCAAGCTGATGCACATGAAGCCAGCCCACAAGGGCGGCCAGAATGATAGTCAGCAGCAGCCATACACCGGCGCGCGCATACGATTTGATGGTTTCAAGCATTGGAAAGCCCCTTAGTAAACCGCCGACAAACGGCTGGTAAATTCGGTTTAACAGGGCTTTAAGGTAAAACGGGGGAAGGTTAGGGATAAGACGAAGCGGTTCGTCTAGGTGTCTAGAATTTATACAAGACTATCGCCATCCGTGGCAAAAGTCCAGTACCTCTATTTACGGGTGAATTGCACTTCCAGTTGCAGAATCAATTCATGCTCTTGCTCGTCAAGGTAGGTTAACAGCATGGCGAGTTCATCGCGATCCACTACGGCCAAGTCACCTGACGGTAACAACAGGCTGGATAACGCCCGGCGGCAACTGTGTACACGACTTAGTTCGTCCAGCGCTTGACGGCCTGTGGTACTCATGAGCGACCTCCGTGGCTTAGCTTGAACATGTTCTGGCGACCTAGTTCAACCAGTTTCGGATCTGGCCGGTACTCGGTCACTCGGCAGGCGTTCATGCGCTTTAAGTGGCCGCGCACCGTGGACGGGGTAATACCCTCCAGCTTGGCAATTTCAACCTGCGTTAAGCCCATGTCTTTGTAACGCTTGATGTTTGCCCAGCGCGGCCGCGCGGTTAATAGTTCCGCATTGCTGCTGGCCAACTGCATTTTTAGCTGCTTCACCAGCGCCGGAACGTCTTCACGCATTTGCCGCTCCATTTCAATGAGGGCTCGGCGAATAGCGCGGCCTTGCGCATTATTTTCAACCAGCGCGATTTCTTTGGCCATATCTAAGCTCAGGAAGTACTCTTTGCGGTTATGCCCTGGCATAAACCGCTGTATCCCTTGATTTTTACCGCTCGCCGAATTTGGTGAGCGGTAATCCACATCCGCTTCGAACCCAAACCTTTCAATCCGGTCTTTAATCCAGTTAGAAAAATCACGACCAACTTGCAGACGTTCGTGCAGGTCACGGGCATTAATGGTGGGTTGAGTGTCGCCATTCAGGCGCTGAAGGGTCGTTGGTAAATTCATTGGTTCAGTCATGGTATGACTCCCTTGATTATTTCGACAATATCCACCCGGATAAGGGTGGTCGGGAGGGTCGAAACGGCTCAAGGAGACCGCTCTGCTTATTCCCCCGAAGGGTATTTTATTTAGCAGAACTCCCGACCATTACAGTCTGTACTACGGCCTGTTCAACAGGCACAAAAAAACCGCAATGCTTTCGGGTGCGGATAGCCGCCTTGAATAGAGGTTTCGACGCCTCATTCGCGACTATAGCCACACCCGGATTAAAAATCAAATACTTTCTGAAGTCTGAGCCTCAATGCGCTCGGCTGCCGGGTAGAGACGATATGAGCGCCCAGCCTTTTCCCGGCGGATATCGCCAACGTAATCAGCGAAATAAAGAATGTATCTCGCCATTTCCTGATCTTCCTTAGGCTGCCCCTTGTAAATAGTACTTTGAACAACGCCCGGCTCACTATTCACCGCCGTCTGTACACGGCTAATTACCTTTTGATACACGGGATCGCGTTGCACGAACTCGCCCATACGTGCTTTAAACCAATCGCTTTGAGCTTGCGGAACCTCAGAGCCTATCAACCCATACGCCACTTTTTGAAGCATTGCTCTGGCTTCATTTGGATCAAGTGACGGGTCAAGCGCAGTGGTTAGTGTTCGGTTATTGAACCAGTCATCAACCTTCCAGTTTTGACTTCTGAACCAGCGGTCACTTGGAATGCCTTTAGGTTCCGAATTTACGGCTTCACCTGTCTTCACTTTTTTCTTCCGAAAAACCAAACCAATAATGCCAAGACCAATAAGCATTACCAGTAACGCATTCAGCCAGCCCATGTTAAGAGCAAGCCAGATATAGACCGTTATCCCGATAATCGTTAGAACGTTGCTTTTAAATTCTGATTTCTTTCCCATTGTGCTTTCCTTGTTTTGTTGTGGTGCAACGCTACTATGCCACAACATCAGGATAAATCATGCCTTAGCACCCACGCTTCAAAGAACTCAATACCCGGCGATGTGATTGCGTATGTGTTGTCATTCTTCTCCATGTAACCAAGACAGCAAAGGTGGGCCATTTCAAATTCAATATCAGCACCCACGAACTCTTCTAATTCCGCTTTCGGTGTCCACTGGTGTCGGTTGCAGTACACGTAGCCCATCGCCTTCATACGAACAGCTTGTGCGGCCATTACCATTTCTCGGGTTTCAGAACAAATCATGCTGACGCTCCTCTTTATGTTCGCCGCCCCGTGCAATAATGGTTTGCACCTGGCGCTCTGTTAGTCGGTACCGCAGTGCCAGTTTACTGGTGCTTGCCCCTTGGTTGCGCTCCTCAATGATGCGGCTATTGCGTAAATTGCGCAGCGCTTCAGCGCACCGGGGCAGGTACAGGTAATCACCGGTATAGTGATCAGACAGAAGCTGCGCTTTTTTGCGGCCCAACGTCTCCACCAGTGGGTGCTCATCACTCATGCGCTCCGGCACGTACATCCGAATACCGCCGAGCTTGTCTGCAAGCACCAAGGCGCTTTGCAGTCCTATCACTTCAATCACATCCTTAAAGTTTTCAGGTAAGTTGGCGGTATCCAGTTGCATATCTATCCCTCTTGTTGGGCGTCGAGCGGCCAGTGTGCGTGCAGCCCCTCGATCAGGTTCTCAAGTATTTTGCGGTTGCGCTGCCAGCCTTTAGGTAGGTCAAATTGCTCGGCCAACAGCTCTAAATCAATATCAGCGGCGCGGGCATGCTGCTCCACTTGGTCGAACAACCCACGCTTTTCCTGCTCTACGTGCAGCGCTGCTATCACGCTGCGCAGGTGCGATTCTTCTTTCAGCCAGGCAACGCGGGCGATGCCGGTTTGTTGGCGTGCAATCGCGTCGGCATACTTCCACGACAGGCCCATATCTGCCAGCAAGGCTTCGATTTTTTGCAGCTGGGCGCGGACTTCCATGTTGGCCGGGCGCCCTGGGTACTGTGCAACTCGCTTTTTCGGGGTGCGCTTGGCACCGCTCTCGCGCAGGTAGTCCAGCACCTTTTGGCGCTCTTCATAACTCAGGCCTGCGCTGCTGCGCTTGCCTGTAACCTTCTCAAGCATGTTGCGGTAGGTGTCTTCATCCATTCCTAAATCACGTTTGGCCGCATGAATAGCGGCTATCTGTTTATTGCGGCGTAACTGTGCATGTCCCATGGTATTTCTCCGTTCTGTGCTTCGTGTTTGACTGCTCATCAGTACAAGGCCGTCACGCCCTGCAGACGCCCCTAAGGGCGTTTCGCACTCACACCCCCGCGATATCAAGGCTGATGGCGCGGTACTGACTGGTATCACCTACGCGCTCATAGAAGCGAATGTACGACTTGCTGCCTACCACTTGGCATGCCTCACCAATGGCCTGCATGGCGCTTAACCAGCGCTCGTCGCTAATCTCCAGGCGGCGCAGCGCCAATACCCGAGCCGTGCGAATGTCGCCTTTTTGATCCACCCGGAAGGCGTCATTGACCAGCGCCATCAGCTCCGGCCGTGCACCCTCACTCCAGTCTTTCAGGCAGTCATCAATCAGCTTTTTGGCCGACTGCAGGCGCTCATCAAAGCTGATACTTTCCTGAATGGCGCGCTGAATTTTGTACTTGCCATCGAAGCTATAGAGCGTCACGTTGCCTTTCTTGCCGCCCAGCTTCACGCCGTACTGCTCGCCGCTCATATCTACAAAGGCCTCGACATCACCGAACGCCTGCCCCTTGAACTTGGCGATAGCCTCCTGCAGTTGCTTCGCACCTTTTACCAACTCCAGCACCAACTCATCACGGGCCTTGTCGATTTCCTTAATCATCTGCTCTGGCACCAGGCGACCTTGCGCATCTGCACGAAAGCCCTCCGGTACCGCTACTTCGTTAGTGTGTGACATGTGTATTCTCCTCAGTGGTTTTGCGTTCGTTCAGCACATCCAGCACGGTCTGCGTCAGCGGGGGCAGAATGCGCGGCATGTAGTTCTTGGCCATGTCGTGCGCCAGGTACTTTGCCGCCATCGTTTCCGCTTCACTTTCGCTGCCGCTGGTGTCGCATTTAATGGTGACCGCTGCAGCTTGTGCGCCTGGCATATAAGTCAGTTCAATCGTTAGCTTTGCCATGGTCGTGTCCTTAGCTGCAGTGCAAGGCATTCGATACAATGCCCTGCGCCTGTGCGCTGTTGTCTTCAATCAGGTGCAGCATGTTGCGCACCTTGTGCCAGTTCGGTTCGCCCGCACCAATCAGCTCCATCTCAACGGTCTGCAGCTGCTTACGCATGATCTTGGTCATGGCGCGAACATCCTCTTTACTGTGCTTGGTTATCTGCATGGGTTTATGCTCCGCGTTGCTCAAAAATGGGTTGTTCCCAGGTCAAAGTGACCCCGCTTAATTCTTTCTTAAACACCCGAAAACGGCCGTTTGCGTTCTGGTAAACCGCAACTGATTCACCGTTCAGGCGCTCATTTCGTGGGCTTGCTGCCAGCTGCACCCGGCAGCGCGGCGGTGTTCCGGCAATCTGCGCACCCACACAAGCTAAGCTGTGCTTACTCAGGTATTGCAGGGTCTCCTGCAGGCGGTGAGCCTGCAGCACCATCGGCGGTAGGTGCTTTATAGGGCTGTGCTTGCGGCGCTTCATACATCACCCCCAAGGTCGGCCCAAGCGGCACGAATGTGATCAATGGTCGGGCGACTACCTGCCAGCATTGAAGCTAAACGCAGGGTTTGCGACAGGCCACGCAACGCACCAGGGCGCTTGGCAATGGCCATACAAAACTCACGCGACTCTTTGTCACCCACGCCCCAG